AGGCGGATCTGTGAAGAAGGCTATGGGCGGCATGATGGGTGCGCCCATGGATGCTTCTATGGCATCTTCAATGCCTGCTCGCGGTGGCATGATGCCCGTAGCTCGTCCTAAGCGTCCTTCAATGGCAATGCGTCGTGCCGCTATGGCTGGCGCTACCATGAAGGAAGGCGGCGAGTCCAAGGCTACGCACAAGGCTGAGATGTCGAAGATGAAGGGTCTTGAAAAAGAACTGAAGTCTCACGAGTCTAAGCCTGCCAGCAAAGGCCACAAAGGTCTTGCCACTGGTGGTGTTGCTCTTGGTCAAGGTGGCTACAAAAAGGGCGGCAATGTCAAGAAGTACGCCAAAGGCGGTGTGGCAGGCAATGGAGTAATTCCTGAGTCTGCTTCCGCAAAAGGCGCTGGCCCTTATCGCAATACTGAGATGCACACTGCTGAGTACACTGGCAAGTCCAGTGGCAAAACAGGCGGCGTGAAGAACGGTAACGGCGGTGGTTACAAGACTGGCGGCGTTGCTCTAGGCAATGGTGGCGGCTACAAAAAAGGTGGTGCCACAAAAAAAGCCTACGCGACGGGGGGTACTGTTGATTCAGGCAAACCCGTCGCGATGCCCCAAGGCTCTAAAAAGCCTCCAACACCAGTAAGCATCAATCGTCTGACAGGTACATACAAGAGCGGTGGCAAGGTAACTCCTGCCGAAGGCCGCTTGCGTGCTAACTTTAAAGCGGAGAACGCTACGGCCATGAAACAGGCCAAGGCTGACTCCAACTTGAAGTACAGCAAGTACCAGAAGATGCAGAGCGGTGGTTCTCCAACTCCAAATGAGCGTTTCTTTGATAAAAACAAAGTAGACCCGAAATCTGTAAGCGACAAAGCAAGTCGTGAGTTGGAAGATGCCATGAATCCTCTGAGCATGGTGAAGGAACTGGCTGGCAAAGCGAAAGACTACTTCATGCCCAAGGGTGAGAGTGTGACCAAGACGAAAGAGTCTGTAACGGTTGCACCATTGCCCAAAAAGCGTGGCGGTGGCGCTTGTTGAAAACGAGTGGGGGCTTCGGCCCCCGCTTCTAATTGGAGAAGTAAATGTCAACATTGACGAATGTATTTTCTGCGCACGCTGATGCGACGGGAACAATTTACGCTGGCGCGACGAATCTCGCTGGGTATCAAGCGCTGTCTGGCGGCACTGCTGGCGAGATTGTGTTTCGCGATGGCGGGGCAAGCGGCACTGTTCGTTTGCGTTTTAACATCCCAGCAAACACAAACAACCCGTTTGCCAACATAATCCCCGGCAACGGTATTCGCTTCACCACAAACATTCATGTCACTTTGCCCGGTACTGCGGCGGTGACTATTTTCTGCGGTTGATCATGTCAAAAAAACCGAAAGGCTTGTATGCCAACATCAATGCAAAGCGTGAAAGAATCGCTGAAGGCTCTGGCGAAAAGATGCGCCGAGTGGGTAGCAAGGGTGCGCCAACGGCTGGTGACTTTAAAGAATCGGCTAAGACCGCCAAAATGAAAACTGGTGGCTCAACTAAATCTTGCTGGTAATCATGCCAAGCAAATCATCTTCCCAACACAAATTGATGGAAGCGGTTGCGCACAACCCTTCGTTTGCCAAAAAAGTTGGCATCCCTCAAAAAGTGGGCAAAGAGTTTGCCAAGGCTGATGAAGGTAAAAAATTCAAAGAAGGCGGGCCAAACCTTTCTGTTAGCCGTGGCGAAAAATTGCCAACAAAACAAGGCGCAGGCCTTACGCAAAAAGGTCGCGAGAAGTACAATCGAGAGACTGGTTCAAACCTCAAGGCTCCTCAACCTCAAGGTGGCTCACGCAAAGATTCTTTTTGCGCAAGAATGAGCGGGATGGCAGGGCCAATGAAAGATGAAAAAGGTCAGCCAACTCGTAAGGCGGCGGCTTTAAACAGATGGAAATGTTGATATGGCGTACTCAGGAACTGTTGGTCAGACAGTCATCAATGTTCAAACATTGATTGATCACGGCGCTCGTCGCTGTGGAAAACTCGCCGAAGAGTTGACCTCTGAACAGGTTCTGTCTGCACGCCAATCGCTTTATTTCCTCTTGTCTGATCTAGGCAACCGAGGCATTCAATTTTGGACAATCACCAAGAAGGTTATTGGCCTGACCCCTGACAAGTACATCTACGACCTGCCCAAGGGTTCAATTGACCTTTGGAACACGCTGTATCGCACGATGAGCCGCCCTAGTGGGTCATATACCTCTTCTGCTGGCGGAGTTGTTGCAAACGCGTATGACGGCGATGTGGACACCATTTGCACGCAGACATCGACCAATGGCAACATCGCGGTCAATTACGGCACATCAAACCCTGTTTACATTGGCTCCATCGGCATCTTGCCTGCGGCCACTGGGACTTGGTCAATCATTTACGAATGGTCTGCTGACGGCGTGACATGGAAGACTTTGGTCGATCTTGGTTCTGTTGCTGTTGTGGACAACGAGTGGATTTGGACTGACATTGAAGCAGGCCAGACTGTCCCTTACTATCGTTGCCGTGTCTACAACGGCACGACGCTGTCTGTTCGCGAGTTGTACTTTGGAAACAATTCGCTTGAGGTGCAAATGTCTTCGCTCAACCGTGACGACTACACCAACCTGCCAAACAAAGACTTTACGGCCAACCAGCCGTACCAGTATTGGTACAACCGCCAACTCCCACGGCCACAAATTTACATTTGGCCTGTGCCGTCAACTGCTTTTGTGCAAATGACTTGCTGGTACTCGCGCCAGATTGAGGATGTGGGCGCTTTGACTGACGAGTTGGAAATTCCACAGCGTTGGTATGAGGCGGTGCAAATGATGCTGGCTCACAAGATGAGCCTCGAACTGCCTCAAGTTGCGATGGATCGCATCGGGTATCTGGAGAAGATGGCCGAGAAGCACCTCTACATTGCAGAGCAAGAAGAGCGCGACCGCTCACCAATTTACTGGGCACCGAACATCTCGGTGTACACAGCGTAATGCCAATCTTTCTTGACACAACAGGACTGACTTCGATTGCCATCGGTGTATGCGACCGATGCAAGATGAAACGCGCCTTTGTGCAATTGGGGCCAGACCCCAACTTCCCCGGGCTACGGGTGTGCGACCAAGGGTGCAGGGATCAGTTTGACCCCTACCGCCTTGCCGCCCGTAAGACCGAGCGTATCAACCTGCGGTTTCCTCGACCTGATGTACCTATCGGTGCTGGCGATAACTACCTGATGACTGGCAGTCAATCAATGGATGGCACAAGCCAGTTCCAGATTTCGACTGAGCAGAACACACAGACGCCAACATTGACGGGCAACAAAGACACGATTGCGCCGAACCCGCCCGACAATACGAGTACATAAATGTCAGCACAAGTCGCCATAACCCAACTGCCAGCCGCTGGTGCCATAACAGGCACTGAAGCGGTTCCTATCGTCCAAAATGGCGTGACCGTGCAAACCACGACGGGCGCGATCTCCGCATCCCCTTCGCAGACTTACACATATCTGACCGTCAACCAAACGCCCCAGTTGGCAAACAGCCGCTATGTGGGCGTAAGCAATGGCCTGTCGATCACTGACGGCGGTGCGCAAGGACTCTTCAATATCAGCACCACAGGCGCTTTGTTGTCTCTGGTGAACTCTGGTACTGGGTTCCAAGTAAAAACCTCTTCTACGGCCATTACAGGCCGTTCTATAGCGGTTACTGGCGTTGGCTTGTCAATTTCCAATGGTGACGGCATTGCAGGCAACCCGACCATTGGTTTGGCTGGTCAGGTTCTGTCTTTGGCAAATTTGAGCGCCAATGGCCTGATGACCATTACCACTGGTGGTGTTTTGAATGCCACATCTATCACAGGCACGGCCAATCAGGTCGGTGTTGCAAATGGTGACGGCATTGGTGGCGCTCCAACAATTTCGATTGTGGACAACGCGACGCTTCCCGGTACGGGTGGCGTGGTCATCCCCAAAGGCACGACTGGTCAGCAACCTGTAGGTGTTAGCGGCCAGTTCCGCTTCAACACCACCACAAACCGCTTTGAGGGCTACATCAGTGGCTCTTGGGTGAACATTGGCTCTGGCGACGGTACGGTCACCAATGTCAACGGCACGACCAATCAGATCAGCGTCTTGAATGGCACAACAACGCCAATCATCAGCATTTCGTCCAACCCGATAATCCCCGGGACGGCCAGCATCACCATGCCAATTGGCGGAACAGCACAGCGCCCAACTGGCGTGAACGGTATGTTCCGCTACAACACCGATGTGGCGCTGTTTGAGGGTTTCATTAACGGCTCGTGGCAGATTATCGCCGCTGGTTCTGGCGTTACTTCGGTTGCAACTGGCACTGGATTGACGGGTGGCCCAATCACCTCAACAGGCACAATTTCAATTGCCAACAGTGGCGTGACCGCTGGCACTTACGGCTCGTCATCCCTAGTCCCAGTTTTTACCGTCAATGCGCAAGGTCAATTGACCGCCGCTGTAGACACAGCAATCTCCGCCACAGCCATCGGTGCAGTGACTTCAGTGACTGGGACAGCAAACGAAATTGCTTCAACTGGCGGTCAGACCCCCGTTATCTCGTTGCCAAGTTCGTTGACATTCACCAGCAAGACAATCACTGGTGGCGCGTTCAACATGGCCTCGGCCCAAGTTGCGTCAGACACGGTCACCACCAACACAGCGGTTCAGACGCTGACCAACAAGACAATCAGCGGTGCATCAAACACGCTGACCAACATTGCCAACGCATCTTTGACAAACAGTTCTTTGACTGTTGGTTCAACCAACATTGCGCTGGGTGCAACATCACTGACTTTGGCTGGCTTGACTTCGGTCACTGTAACGCAAGACCCAACAACTAATTTGCAACTGGCAACCAAGCAGTATGTGGACAGTGTGGCCGCAGTAGGGTTGACATTCCACCAGCCAGTGCAGGCGGCGACGACTCAGAGTCTTGCGGCGCAAACTGGCGGTACGGTCACCTACAACAACGGCGCGGCTGGTGTTGGTGCGACCATC